ATCCCCATCAGCATCCAGGCGGCGGTGGGTATGCGATTCCACCACGCTGCCTGCGTATAGCCTTCCGAATTGAGCACATCGTTCATGCCGGCCACTGCCAGGGCGGTGATCGGACTGGGTTTTTGATCGGCCGGGGCCTTCAATGCGCTCCATAGACTCGACTGCAGTTCGTTCTTGCGCGCCGTGATCTGGGGAAGCTGGCTGCGGTCGGTGGTCTCGTAAAACCGGATGCGGAGCTGGAGATAGTTCAGAAGCAGAGGCCGCACTTTCGCTGCATCCGCCGGCGGCAGCAGGTCGAGACGCACGTATTCCGTCCCGATGGCGTTTGCCTCGGCCTCTTCGTAATTCTTCCGCTGGTCATAGCGGTTGATGGCCATGGAGAAGCTGAAGCCGATGATCAGCGCCAGCAAGGTCAGCGTGGCGCCTTGCACCACGTTGAAGGCTTCGCGCACATCGGATTCGGCAGGGCGGTGCCATCGCGACAGGCCCACCCCGATGCGGCCGGCGAGCCACAGCGAAACCAGGGATACGACAAATAACACCAACGGATGATCGATCACAAAGCTCATGCCGCGCACTCCCCTCGTTGCTATGGATGGCAACATGCTTCAGCGCAGCTCACGGCTAGGTGAAGCATGGCCAAGCAAGCGGTGAGCCATCTTCGCAGAAGTCTTTGATGCTTCGCCTGCCTCGTGCCCAAACGGCATCGCAGATACAAAGTGGCCTTGACAGGACCAAGGCCGAGCGTTGCTGCGCCTAGTGCCCGCCGGTGACAGGAGTACTTTCACCGGGGCTCCCCGCATTCGCTGGCGCCGACGATTCCGCCGCCGCGCGCTGGGGAGTATCGAGCGGACACCATGTCTTGAGCCGCTTGCCCGCGCGGAACAGATCAATGCATTCACGCATCTCGGCCTTGAAGGCCAGGTCAGGCGTGTTCACCGGGCAGCCGGACGACAGCGGATTGCCCGCCTTGTACTCGTCAATACAACTCGATAGCGCCGGCGCCTTGGTCGGATTGGGATTGTCGGCCAGGGATGCTGGCGGCAGGTTGAGGCGTTCGTCGCGATCCATGGATGAGGCGGGCGGCGGCGGTGAGCCGCAAAGCAGGTTGGAAGCTGTACTGCTCTTGCTGGGATCGCAGACGCTTTTGACGACTTCCTTGATGGCATCGCCTATGTGGCGCCCAACTGCGCCACCGGCGGTCTCGTTCGGTGGCGGGAAATATTTTTCGAAACGCGTGGCCTTGTACTGCATCCGGTTGCTGTCGTGCTGCATGATCTGACGATCGTCCGCAGGTTTTGGCGGTTCGGCCTTGGCGTTTGCTGTTGCGGAGGTGGCATCCGTCGTGGACGGCAGTCGCACCGAACCGTCTTTCGCAAACAGACTTGTGGCGGACGGTGCGGCTATGGAGGTCGCCGGCGCAGGCGTCGCTTCATGATCCTGCACGACCATGGCATCACGACGCGGCTTTTCGTGCGCGATTGGGGTGCTGCGGGTAGGCAACGATGGTTGCGGCGGCACCGCCTTTTCGGTCGGAGAAACTGGTGCGGATGGCTGCGCGGCGCGCGCCACGCTGGGATGATCGATCAGACGCACGATCAGCGCTTGACCTCTATCGGTATTCACGACCGCCGGGTGCTTCGACGAGGGCTGCATCTCGAACCACAGTGCCAGTGCGAACAGCACGTGCAGCGCGCTTACCAACATCAGCGTAAGCACCAGCGTTGGGCGCGTCAGCGGCGGTTGTCGCCAACGTCTGCGCCCCAAGGTCTCGCGCGTTTCGCTGTCGAGCCATGCCAAACCGCGCGCACTGTCCCCCTGCTGTCGATGTCGGACCTGTCCGGAACGCTTCATCACACCCCTAAATCACGCCAATGACTGACACGAAACATGCGCGTGCCGTTGGCGCGTGTTGCGACAAGCCTGTTTAGACAGGTTTTTTCAATCAGGGTTCCCTCGGATCCAGGTCAGTCAGAAGAGGAGGGAGAAAAAGCAGATTCACTTCGACGCAGTCATTTCTTGCGGACAAAAAAAGCCCGGCGAGTGATCGCCGGGCTTTTTCGTCATTGGTGGAGGTGGCGGGAGTCGAACCCGCGCTCCTTGAGCTGTATCAACGCTTAGCAGCATTGGGCTGACCAGATGTTGACCAAACGGCTGCAACCTTCTGTCCGGCATCGGGCGCCACGGAGGGTATCCAACGGCCATAGGTCCGCACGATCATCGTCCAGTCCTTGTGGCCCATCATGGAAGCCACCCAGACCGGATTCTCCCCGGCGCTCAGCAGGGTAGAGGCGAAGGTGTGGCGCATTTGGTATGGGTAACGATAGCGGACTTCGGCGCGCTTGATGGCTGGGTGCCAAGCCGTCTTTCGGATCGGCCCGTCGTGCAGCCACGGGGCGTCCGTCCTCGGGTTGAGGAACACTTCCGCGCCGGCCGGCTGCGTGAACGACCGCTGCGCCCGCAAGGCCTCAAGTGCAGGCGCTAGCAGGATGACAGTGCGGCGCCCCGCCTTCGTCTTTGGCGTCTTGACCTTCTTCCGTACCTTGGCGCGGCGGATGGTCATCATGCCGTTCACCAGGTCTACATCCTCCCAGCGCAGCGCGATCAGCTCGCTGGTGCGCAGTCCGGTCCAGAACCCGAACTGGAACAGGTTACGGATCTGGCCATCGCTGGCCTCCAGGATCGCAGCCACCTCGGCAGGCGTGAACGGGTCGACGTCGTCAGACTCTTTTGGCGCTTCGATCTTCCGCGGCGTCCAGCCAATGAACGGGTTGGCCGTGATCTGTTCGTCGTCCATGGCCTGGGCGTACATGCCGCGCATGGGAAGGAGCAGATTGCGGATCCGCTTCAGGCCGCACGTCTGTGCCGAGACCCACTCCTTGAGTTCACCTCGAGTCATCTCCGTCAGTCGTTTCTGGCCGAACGCAGGCACCCAAACGTTGCGGATGGCCTTGTCATAGTCGTCGAATGTCGTGTGCTGGATCTGGCCCTTCATGCCCGCAAGCCACGTCTCAAGCGCCTTCTCGATCGTCAGCGCTGCGCCTGGCAGCTTGCTGAGAGTGACGGCACGCTTGCTGTCGGGAAAGAACTTGGCATATTCGAACGTGCCGCGCGCAATCTCCGACTCTATCTGCGCCTTCATATTTGCAGCGAACTTCAGGTTCGCAGCCGTAGGTGCAATCTTCAGTCGCTCGCGGCAGCGCGCCCCGCGGTAGTAGAAATCAACTTCTACGCTGCCTTTCGTTGCAGCGCGGACACCTGCTGGCCGGCTACCCATTTCTCATATCCCTCAGTGTCGATGAGCACCCGTCCATCGGGCGCCTTGATCCAGACGACGTCTTGCAACCATACGCCGTTCTTGATCTTCGTGCGGATGGCGTCCTCGGTGTAGCCTGACTCGGCTGAGAACTTGCCGATGGTCACGTGCCGGAGCATGAGCCCTCCCTCCCCATACCGATGGCGGCGTCTAGCTCGTTGTAGACCGCATCGCACATGAGCGTAATTTCCTCGATGCCCGTTGATACGTCGGGACTGCCGAGCGACAGTGCGTCAATTAGCGGGTAGTTCTCGCCATCCTCGTCATGTGCATACTGAAGCCGATGACTGCGCAGAACGCGCTCCATCGTGTCGTAAAAAGTCTTCCGCACATCCTCATCCGTGGCGCGCGGGTAGTCGCGAAGGTAGTCACGCAGGAAGTACGCCGAGTCCATCGTTGCGGTGTCTTCGTCATGCCCACATTTCGGACATTGCCACGACTCAGTATCGAAGGCGCGCATCAGATAGAGCAACGCTTCACGGTCGTTGCTTGGCCCATCGATAACCACCGCCTCAGCATCCTGTGGGCGGGTGTTCCAGGCGGCGATAGCTTCCGCTTCTGTGGGTTTGAATCCAGACGATCCGCCGCAGCCACCTTTGCCGCCATCCGTCGATGCGTCGCAAACGATCTGGCAGCAGTCGTTATTGGAGTCGTCCCAATCGTCGCCTTCCATCTCGCTTGCCCAAAGCAAGTACAGCGCATCGGTCCGCCCACAAAACGGGCACGGCTTCAGCTGGTCGTCGGCGTCGTTAGTCGGCATCGTCGTTCTCCGTGATCTCGACAAGGCTTTCAGGATTCTGGAGCCAGAACAGGCCTTTTCCGTCAGTCATCTGATACCACGTGCCTGGATTCACCAATCCATGACGACGATAGACAACTTTGACGAACGTTGCGTACTTGTGCGGGTTTCGATCGCTTGCTGAATCGTTCCGCATGAGAGCGCCGAACTTTGGATGTGCCATCTCACCCCTCCCGCCGATTGGCAAGCATGGTTTTGAGGTCATCGACGGCCATCAAGCTATTGATCGTTTCCATGCCGTACTTTTGGCGAAGCAGCTGCGCTGCGTTATCGCGCCAACCATCCGGCACCTTCGACTGCGCGGCTAGATGCGCCTGCTGAAGATGCGTGCGCCACCAGAAGTTGCCCTTGTGCCATGGCTGCTTTTCACCGAACGCACAGCCATCTAGCTCGCCCTCACCAAGAAGAAAGGAAACAACCTCATTCATCGTCGTCATTGTCCTTGCTCCTTGGCAATGAAGCTGCAAGGTCCGCACAACGCATAGGCGATGTTTTGGCACATGGCATCTGGATCAAAGTCCATATCCTGACCATTCATCGTGGCCGCACGAATGGCGTACTTAGCGGCAATCCAAACAGCTTTCCTGTGCTCATTTGTGAGAATGGGCATGGGACAATCCGCAATCTCATTCCGCTCTGCATTCCATTCGGTGCAAGCAGGTGCGAATAACCAGTGATCATTTGGAAGCGGAAGTGATCCAGTAAAGAATGAGCTTCCGTCCGGAAGAACATTGAAATCTTCAGTAGCCATTAGACTTTTTCTCCTGAATTTTCCCCGCCATGGGGCGATGGGGCGGCGGCAAGCGCTGCCTTGTAGTGTTCTTCTACGACTCCCCAGCTAAACGTGATGCTGCTACCCCGGCAATTGCAGTTGAACGAGTCGCTGCAGCATTCCTGCGACTTCTCGAAAGCAGCTTTCATTTCATCGGTGAACTCAACCGGAACCAACACCCACCCCTCCACCTTCCCCGCAACGGACTGGACGTCGATGAAGCCGAGTTGCCGAACTTCGATTTCGTCACCGTCTTTCAGGTGGCAATTCTCACGAGTTGGCTCGTTATGGCTAAGCGCCCATTCATGCGTCCATTCGTTTACGCCGCGCTTCGTACGCCATGCCCATGCCACACGGTTACCCACCACAGCCGCGACGGGCGTGGCGCGGGAGATGATGGCGGCAAGTTCAGAGGCGCATTGCTCGATGCAATACGCCGCATAATGTGCTCCATCGTCGTTTTGAACATCACATGCGTCATTGCGGAACTTTTCCACAAGCGCCAACAGTTCCGCGTGTTCGGTGGGGGTCATGGCTTTTTCTCCGCTTCGATTGCGTCGCGCAGCTTCTGTAAGGCATGCACCGGATCAATCGAGAATCCGGCAGGTGACTCCTGCAAGTTCTCAAAGTCTGGCATTACGGCGCACCACATACGACGGCCTTTCTCGTCGGCGCCATCCTGGAAAAAGATCGGCGCGCCCTCGTGCGGTCCGCCATGCTTAGGGCAGCACGGGCCATGGCAATACGGAGCGCGGTAGTTGAAGCCTCGCGTCTGCATGAGGATGCCTTCGGGCAACTGCGGGCCAAACGCCTGCTCATCGCAGAATCCAGCCGGCCCTCCATCGCAGAACATCGGGACGCGGCATTTGCCGCCTGACCACGCGTAAGTCCTTTCCACCCTCGTTTCCGTGTCGATGGTTTGGTGGGTCATGGGGCACCTCCCTTCAGCGCAGAAATGTCCTCATCGGAAAGGCCGAGTTTCTTTGCCTTCTCAATAGCGGCATCCCTTGCCTTCCTCTTATTATTTTCGACGTCCAGACGAGCCTGTGTCGCGATGTCCTCCTTGGTTGGCGGTACTAGGTAGTAAGGAGCCAGCCACTGTCCATCAATGAACGGAGACTCAAACTCCGTCACGCGGCAATCGCCACCTTGAACATACTGACCCTTACCCCGGCGAATGGCGGTTGCCATCGTTTCGCACACATTCAAAGCAAACTCATAACCACGACCTTCGTTTAGGTCAGTGTTGCTCCAAACTACGTATACCTTGCGCTTCTTGTCACTCATTTCGCCTGCTCCTTCAACGCGGAGAGGAAGGCCTTAAGCGCCTCTTTCATAGCAGGGCTATCGCATATTGGCGTAGCTGGCTCGGCATCGTATGCCGCCTCGGCTATACGGCACAGATCAGGCGTCACCTCTAGCGACTGGATGGCGGCTTGCCATGCGATAAACTGCGTAGCCGTATGTGATGTGTAGTCACCAAAGCCATCACGCTTGACATGCTCATGCCCATACCACTTCTCAAACTTCGCGTTCATGCCCATCCCTCTATGATCGCAATCACCAGGACAACGCCCACTCGCAGGCGCTGGCCTTGTGGTTACGCCGCCCGAAGATTCGTCTCGGTGTAGAAGCGCTGGGTCTGGTTCCCGTTCGCCAGCAGGTGGCGGACTTCGTACGTGCTCTCGCCGCGGTCGTAGTCACAGCGCGAGATCACCGGGCCATGCGTGACGGCTGCGCCGTTGAGCACCACCGGCACCTGCTGGCCTAGTTCGAACTTGAAGGCCTTGTTCTTCTCGTTGTTGTGCGTCTTCCAATTGCTTTCCATTCCATACTCCGTTGTTTGCCCTGGCGGGCGGGGTGGTTAGGCGGCTTGCTTCATCATCAGCACGGCTTCGTACTGGTCGACGAGTTGCTTGAATTCCCACAGGTCTTGCTCAAGCGCGTTGATGTAGTTGTCGTCGCGGGCGAACTCGCGAAGCCACAGCTGCTTGCCTGCTGGCTTCAGGGCAGGGCAGTACAGTCCGATGTGCCACCACTTGCGGCCGGTGAGCCACATGCAGCCCTGCGCCTGGTCAAAGATGGCGCTGGCGTCGTTATCGATATGGAACTGGCGGAGGCGGGACGGATCGACAAAGCACTTGTATTCCGCACCACCATCTTCACCGATCAGGCCGTCTGCGCTGGCGCCGAACAGACCATCGTCCGTCGTGATGAACCCGGCTTCCTGCACGATGTGCCCGGTCTGCATCTCGTGTTCCATGCGAGCATCGGTTTCCAGCTCGCGACCGCGCTTCATGGCCCACGTCTCGAAACCTTCGTCCAGAGGTTCGCCGCTAATGCGCTCAACCGCCAAGCGGAAGGCATAGTCCTTGGAGGCGTCCGACCACTCGCCGCATGGAAGGCCGGCAAGGGCGCGTGTGATGATGGCGGATCGCGGCACGGCCTTGTATCCGGCGTAGGTTGCAGCTTCCTTTTCAGGCGCCCCACCAGTCACCGCAGAGACGAACATCTGCTGCTGATCGGTGAGGCAACCAACTCGGCTACGAGCGGTGGCGAACATGCTTGCGGTGATGGTTCCAGCGCGGGCCTGATGCCAATCCGGTGACCCCTGGACGCAATTGATGATCCTCATGCCTCTTCCTCCTCGTTGGTCGGCGTTGGCGCGCTGCGGATGTAGTCAAGTCGCTCGGTAACGGCGCCCTTGAGCTTTGCGTAGCCTTCGCGGTCATTTGCCGCGCGCAAGGCGTTGCCGCCCGTCTTCCAAAGTTCCTGCAGCTGCTCGGAGGAGTTGCAGTCATTTGCCTTTTTTATCCACGCGCCAACCTCGGCAGACGGCGTATAGGGCTGATGCTCGATCACGGCCAAGCCCTCGCCGCCCTCGTTGTTGAGGTGGTGGATGGCCTTCTCCAGGCGCTCCGTCTTCGGCCAGTACTTGTAGGCGCGCTTCACGCACGTCTTCTTGGCCATCTCTGCCCAGTCAGTTACCCAGGGGCACGATTTCTTCTTTTCTACCCATGCCTTCCACGCCGACGAGCGGTCGCGGATGGCGTTCACTTCCGCCGTGGTCATGGTGTCTGTTAGGTACTCACCATCCGCCGTCTTCACCACCACGTAGACGCCTACGATATCGCCGCGGTCGGCATTGAACGGATCAAAGTTGTGCGTCGGAGGGGCGTCGAAGCCATTGAGGCGGAACACATCAGCCTGCCGCACGATGTCTGCTTGCGCCCACTTCAGCGAGCCGGTGGCCATTGCCAGATCCATCAGGCCCATGTAGCTGATGTCGAGACAGATCTTTTTGTCGCGCGGCACTAGGTATGCCTGACGCTTGGCCGGGTTGAGGCTGATGCCAATTGCCGCCACGTTGGTAACCGCGTTGATGACCGACTGTCGATTACCAAGGGCGATTGACGTGGCGTAGTCATTGGCAAGGATGGCTTGGACAGCAAAGCCAGCCTCGCGTTCGAAGTTGATAGAGCGATCCGTCAGCACCGAGAGGAACGAATCCTTCGTGCCGTACACGTCCTGCTCGATGACTGCGATATTGCTCATCTGAATCTCCGCTCACTAACCCGTGCGCTGGGTGCTTGGAAATGGTTGGTCAGAACATCCGATCGATGATTTCGATCAGATAGGCGGCATTGACCTTGGATGGGTCGTTGTCCTTCAGCTTGGCGATGACTTCGCAGAAATAAGCGCAGTCGACGCCTGTCAGCTGGTCCTGCAGGACTTCGATGTTCGTCAGGTCCAGTGCCGATATCTGCATGACCGCTTTCAGGATCTGGCCGGCATTGATTGTCCAGCCGCGCTTGATGAACTTGCGCAGGCGGATGACAGAGCAAACCGGGTATCGGCTACCCACATAGATCAACTCACGAGCTAGCAGGGCTTCGAGTGCTGCGGGGCGCAGGACCAGGTTGTCATCCCAGCTGGTCCAGTAGTTCGTGCAGTGCACGAAGTCGTAGTTTTCGTGGATCGCATCGGGCTCGCCGTAGAATCGGAGAACCACCTGCACACGATCACTCAGCGTGATCGCATTGGTTGAGAGGAAGACTGGTCGATACGGCGGCTTGTCGGGTTCGTCCGATGCTGCGACCGCCTGTTTCGTGGCATCGAGCGTATCGATGATGTCGCCTGGATCGTCCATGACCTCAGCGACGTATCGCGCCGCCTCGCCCTCGGGTCGACTCTCGAAGTACTCGTAAGGCTTTTCTGCTCCCTCGGCGCTGGCGACGCCTGCCGACTTAACCACGATCTTCACGCGGTCGCCTTCTGAATCGACGTATATCTCACAGGGGATGCCGTTGCGATTCTGCGGCGTGAAGCGCTTCACGTAGTAGTCGGCAACCGCCTTGGTCGCTTCCTTCGTGCGGAAGTAGACGTCGTAATCGTTGACGGGCTCCTTCAGCAGCATGGAGGCAATAGCACCACCAGTGACGATGGTGTTTCCTTGCACCAGTGCGCGCACCGCGTCGTCCTCGATCGACTCGATCCAGGCATCAACCTTTGCGCGAATAACCTGCTTGATGGTCTTGGCCTTCATGTGGCTTTCCTTTTTCCGGCCAACGACCGGCGTGATGAATAAGTTGGCGGCAGGCTGGTCGGATCAACTTCACCCTTGCTGCCCAGCAAGCGCCTGCCGCCGGTGAAATCAGGCCGCTTCCGCTTCAGGCGGAGCGAGCGCCACGGGATCGGGCGCGATGCGAATGCCCTTGTTTTCGAGCTTGTTGGTGATCACATCGCGACGCCGAGACAGCACTTCGTGCATTTCGTCGTACGTCAGGTGATACGGCCACTGCGCGGTGAGACCAGTTGAGTCCTTGTCTGCCTCGAGAAAGCGAATCGACTCATCTGCCTGGATAAGTTGCTCGAACAGAGCGCGCACTTCATCCAGCGCTGCGCGGCCACGGATCGTCGCGGGAGTTACGAGGGCGGCGTTCATGCGTCCTCCTCCTGCTCTTCCTCGTCATCCTTTTCCAGCGCGCCGACGAAATCGTCGTCGCTTGGCAAGTCGGTGAAAGACCATGCCGTGACGAACTTCACCTGCTGGTAGCCGCTTTTCTCGTCTAGAGGTGCCGCGGCGAAGCGTTCCGTCGTGTCCAAGAGCGTCTTGTTGAATCCCTTGAATACCTCCAGACGCATGACATCCAGATCGATCACATACGCCCACTCGCAGAAGAGAGAGTCGCCGGCGAAAGCGATCTGGTCGGTTAGGCGGATACCTGCGGGCTGATCCAGAATATGGCCGAGAACGTCGCTTCCAGCGTCACGCGATAGCCATGGGTACGATCGCTTCCAGTCGAATTCCGAACCTTTGGCTGCAATTTCCTTGTTGAAGACCTCGGTATCGGCATCAGTCATGAACGACGCGGCGCGCAGCTTCTCTTCGAACGTCTTGAGCGTCGGCAGCTGATCGACAAGCGACCGGCAAAACTCCAGCACGCCAACGCCCTGGCCCGACGGATAACCATCCCACTGGCCGTACTGGGCAACGCGGTATCGACCATCCAGCTGTACAGCGATGAGGTGACGAGTTCCCATTACATGCTCCGTGCAAGATTTGATGAGGCGCCTGCCGTCACGGCGCCAGGGGTAACACCATCCGAAGGAGGGTTCGGTGTGACGGCAGGCAACTGGTTAAGAAACGACGTGATGCGCCACAGCTGCAAACGCTTCTTCAGTTCGCGCTGCATCTCGTCGATCTGTGCATCTGATAGTTCGGAAAGGCTGAGGCAGCTCATGCGGACTCCTTTGCTACCGATTCAGCAGCTTTGCTCGCCTCTTCCGCGAGTTCGCGCCAATCTCGCTCGCTAAGTCGCCATTGCTTGACAGTGCTCCACGATCCGCAGCACTTCGACGGCGTCACTCGACGTCCGCTGTCTTCGTCGTCGATGGATATGGCGTAGAAGTTGTGCCTTGCGCAGCGGTCGATGCTCAGATAGATGCTCATGCCGCACTCCCGCCCGTATATCCACGGTTCGCGTAGCTCCACAGGAACGCCTTGGCGTTCGCGATGGCCTGGGAGCGCGAGATACCTTTGAGCATCGTCGATACCGCGATGCGTTCCGCCTTGAGCGTCACGTCATGCGGCGCTTCCGAGTACCCGCGAATCTCTCGGCGGATATCGAACAGGTCGGAGGGATAGACAAATGACAGTCCCTTATTCGCGACCTCGTAGCGCTTGGTGAAGCGGCGCGACTGCAAAGAGGCGTTGGTGATGATCTGCGCGCTCATGCGGCACCACCGATGCGGGCGAGGGCTCGCTTAGCCTTTTCCAGCTTCCAGAAATAGACGAAGCCGTAGTCACGAAGGTGTGGCTCTACGTGCTCGCATAGCTCGCTGGTGGCCTCAATCAGCTCAGCCACGGCGTCGCGTGCAGTATTGAACTCGCAAAGCGCCTCGGCGGTTGCCTCGCGATTGGCTCCGCGAGCTTGCTTGTAGGCCAGCTCAATGCCTTCCGCGTGCGAATCGAGGATCGCCAGCACATCCACCTTCTGCGTCTCGGCGCTCATGCCTGCGTCTCCTTTGCTTCGGCAGCGTTTGCATGGCGAATCAACTCTCTTGCAAAGGCACGCATTTCCTTCGTGGATCCATGAAACATGACCTCAAGCCCAGTCACGTTCTCGGTCGAGAACATGAGAGCGATGGAAGATGCAGATCCCCTGTGCATGGACTGGATACGCACATTTGTGTAGCCGAGCTTCAGCGCATTTCTGCTGACGAGGGAGGCGTTGGCGCTCATGACTGAACCTCCATCCAGCGCTGCAGCGGCGAGCTGTGCAGCATCGGCGAGCGCTTGCGTGCCCACGCATCGAACTGGCTGGTGAGTGCTTCGTGGCGATGCTCGAACCGGAGAATCAGCCCATCGCTGTAGCTCGTCGCATCGCGACTCGGGAGGCCATGGCCGAGGAACAGAGCCATCAGTCCGGCGACATCAGGGTTTTCGTTCGGGTCGCGGAGGAATTCGTCGACGACCGACTTGTTACCGCGCATCTCTTCCAGCGCGTCCAGCTCGGCGGCAGCTCGGTTCGCGGCCATGTCCTGGACGCGCTGGTATTCGCGGGCGGCGTGTTCGGCGTAGCAGGGGAGGGCGTTCATGCTGCTGCCTGAGCGATGCTGAGTTCACTCACCGGGAAGTGGTGCTCGCCTTCGAGGCCGTAGCCGCCGCCTTGCTCAACCGTCCACGTCTCGGTGGTGATGTCCACCACGAAGCAACCCGCGTCGCCGTGCGATTCAGCGGCAGTGAGAATCTGCTCGGCGTTCCACACGCCGAAGCCGGTGTTTCCCCTGTCGCCATTCACCGCAGCAACCACCAAGCGGGCGAAGGCATATTCCAGGTCGTCGGGGCGGCCCTTCATGACCGCTTGGGCGCGCACCAAGATGTCGGCAACAGCACTGCCGGACCAGTGGGCGTAAAGAACGGGGGAGAAGGTCTTACCGGACTTCAGCTGGATCAGTGCGCGGTCGCCCATGATTCACTCCATAGGGCCCGAAGTGGCCCGATGGATGAAATATAGTCCTGCCCTATCCTTTCTTCAATAGGTACAACCTAAATTTGTTCCTATCGATTCTCATCGATAGATAGCTTCAGCCTATCAATGACTCAGAAGCGGCGCCTACGCCTATGCTCGACCATCGTTGCAATGATCTTGCCGGGATTGCTGGAGTCGATCCGAAGGGTAGGGTAGTCAGGATTCGATGGCACCAGCTCTATGACGCGCGTGCCGTCCTGGTCAGTGCCCCGGTCCCGATATCGCTTGAACGTCGCCTTTTCTTCGCCATCCAGTTTGGCCACGACAAAGTCGCCGGGGCGCGGTTGGATATTGGGATCGACAATGATCACGTCGCCAGCCGAGAACTCGGGCTCCATGCTTGCGCCCTGGACCTTTAGGGCAAAGGCTACGCGTGACAGGTGAGCGGCCAACTCCGGGTCGATACCAATTGCCTCCATGCCTTGCCCCCTCGGATACGGATCGTTGCTATCCGACCAGACGCCAGCTTCAACGAATGAGACCAGCGGAACCTCGCGCATATCCGGGGCACCGGGCACGCCATCCATGTCCGCAACGCCCCGGTGGTCCGAGGATTTCTTCTTCCCGTCGCCAGTAATCAGCCATTCGAGCTGGACGCCAAAGTCGGCGGCCATCTTCACCAGCTTGTCGCGGCCGGGCATGAACTTGTCGTCAAGCCAGTCCTTGGCAGTGGGCTGCGATACGCCATACCGATTCTTTAGATACGCCTGGCGTCCCCTGGTCGGCAGACCAAGGTCATCCATGCACTCATTTAAGCGACCAGAGAAGGTCGTTTTCTCTCGACGTATAGGCATAACCAATATTCTATTCGTCTCAAGCATAGGTTGCCCCTTGCGTTGAAACATTGGCTGGACCTATGCTTTGGCCATGACTACCGAAACCGCAATCCAGAAGGCTGTCCGTCTTGCAGGCGGTCAGAGTCGTCTCGCTGCAGCCCTCGGCATCAGCCAGCCCTCCGTTGCTGAGTGGCTTAAGCGAAAGAAGGTCCCCGCGACGCGCGCAGCAGCCGTTGCCGCCCTCAGTGGCGTTTCCCGTGAAGAGCTTCGCCCCGACGTCTTCGGCGAGCCCAGCAAGAAAAGGGCGGCATGACATGTCGACCCAAGCATCAGCTATCCAGCGGAAGGTCGATCGACAGGTTGTCAGTCTTCTTGAAGCAGCGCGAGATTGTCGTCCATGTGTTGCTTCATCTGGTTGGCGATATCTAGTGACTTTCCTTTTCCGACTAGCTGCGTCGAGAGGGATGAAAGCAGCATCGAGTAGTTCGATTCCAGGCACTCCTTCAAATCGTCGACGTCTGGATGCGACTGAATGAGCGCCGATATCGTCGATTCCATCACCTGCACGCGCGCAAGTAGCGCGAAGAAATGCAGTTGTCGTTCTGACTCGTCCATGGACTCCCTCCTGTTGATGGTCGGTCTGTTCGCACAGCCAGCCTATCAGCGGGAGGGGTCCGCCATCTAGAAACACCGCTCCACCCATACCCACTGCCAAGTGATTCTCCAAAGGAACTGACCGATGTACGCCGACCCGCGACACATCCGAGACAACCCGATCAAAGTCCGCTTGAACGATGACGAGTACGCCGTGATTGAGGCAATGGCGCGTTTGAACAAACGCCAGCCTGCAGCTTTCGCTCGCGACCTTCTGATGCAGGGCATCGCAATGCTGGAACAGCGTACCGACATCGCCGACGCCGCTTGAAGTGGCCCTTCCGTCCCTAAGGAGGGTCCATGCCTGACATCACCGTTGCGCTGTCCGATGAGCAGCGCAAAGAGCTGGAAGAGGCCGCACGTCTAGCAGGCATGACGGTTGAGCAATACGCAGCAGAAGCAGTTTCCAAAGCCGTCGAAGTTCGTTACGTGCTGCCGTCAACGCAGGGCAGCGTGAGCCCGATTCAGGGTCTCAAAAGGAATCCAAGGTAATGCACACCACCATCGACTTCCGCACCCAGGACGAACACCAGCAGCGCGACGAGGCGCCGCTCGAGTTCACCGTGGACGAAGAGATGGCGTTACGCATTCGCATGAATACCCGGGCTTGGCGCCAGAAGAATGGCTTTGAACCCACAGATGAGAGGGTGAGCGCATGAACGCTGCTGCTGCGACCGTTTCAGCTATCGATAGCTCGTCAGTCATGGACTACGAACTGACGAAACCTCAAAAGGCTCTGTTCGCCAAGTTCGATGAGGTTTGCCGCTATCTGGCACTGGCGAACAAGAAGCCGCCTAACGTTCGACTGAAGCGCGTCGATTTCGTCGAGATAAACAACAAGGTCTTGGCGCTGTCGGCCGGCAAGCGTTCGCTCGCCAACGTGACCTACAAGGGTTATCCGATCCTGTCGGCGTCCGAGTGATGAAGAAGGTGCCCCTCAATCTACGCGCTGGCGACCATGTTGAAACCGACTTTGACGGCCGAAAGACCGTGCACGTGATCTTGGCGCGCAAGCTGACGCCGAACACGCAGTCCGGCGTTTCGTATCGCATTTCGCCAAACCCTCGCAAAGCATCAGCAGACGCATGGCTGGACGCTGGCTGGCTTACACGCGCCTCTGGCTACGCCAATGACGTGGAAGGTGACCCGACATGACCACCATTCGCCTCGAAACCCACTGGGATCGCGACAGCCGCCTGCGCCTGGTCGAAACACCTGCGTCGCGCGCCACCGATCCGTCCAGCTCGGCTGATGCCGAAGCGGAGATCAACGCCAGCGGCCTGCGTGCATACCAGCAGTCGCAGACGACCGGAGCTGTGCGCCGCTTCCCTGGCCGCACGATGGCAGAGCTTGCGCGCGACTCGGGCCTCGACCGCTACATGCTCGGACGGCGCATCAGTGAGTGCGAAACCGCCGGCAGTGTTTTTCGGGGCCTCAAAAGGCGTTGCTCGGTGACTGGCCGGATGGCTGAGCCTTGGTGGCCGGTCGACCCGGGGATGAAGGCGGCTGCGTGAACTACTACGAACGCCACCTGGGCGACTACGCGAAGGATGCAAGGCATCTAACGATGCTTGAGCATGGCGCGTACACGCTCCTCATGGACCGTTACTACGCGACCGAGAGGGGCATCCCGGCGGACAAGGCACATCGTGTTGCAGGTGCCCGCACGCCCGATGAGTGTGCGGCCGTTGATGCGGTTCTGGAAGAGTTCTTTCGCCTGGTCGATGGCGTGTGGATTAAGGGCCGTATCGAGCTGGAGATCGCGAAGGCGGCTGGCCGTATCGACGCCGCTCGTGAGAATGGAAAGAAGGGCGGCCGTCCTAGGAAGGAACAACCCAATCCTTCTGAAGAAGAAACCCAAGAAAAACCCACTGGGTTTCCACTGGGTAGCCCAGACCTAACCCAGATCAAAGCTCACCAATCACCAGACACCAGTAATAAGAGCGAGATAGAAACGCACGCGACGCTCGCTGGCGAATGTGGCAAGGCGATGCGTGACGCTGGTTGCGTTTCGATCAACCAAAGCAATCCCGATTTCCTGGCCGCTCTGGACGAAGGGGTTACGCCCAAAGAACTCGCTGATGCGGTTCATGCCCACAAGGGCGAAATCGCGGGCGCTGGACTGTTCAAGTACGCGGTTAAGGTCGCCCGGACGAATCACGCCAAGGTCGCGACACCGGTGATCGTTCCATCCGCGCGCGCTGGCCCTGTGCAATCCCAGGGCAAAACGATGGGCGCAATCATGGCACTTGAGGGCATGAAGAATGGACTGGATGAAGCACGAACTGCTGACCGGATTTCAGAAGCTGCTTACGCTCGGATTGGAGCGTCAGCCGGCGGCTGAAGTGATTCCGGGGACCGTGGCGACATGGTTCGAGACGCTGACGCATGGCCGCAAGTTCGACCGCGAGCGGGATGCCTGGCGCCTCCGCGCTGCGTTCATCACGCTCGCTGGACGCCAGCGTACGTGGCCGGTGCCGCGCGACCTGATTGATGCGCTCCCGCCGGCACGTATGCCGGAAGTGGTCGACGCCAGTCGCCGCCTGACCAGTGCGGACGCCCAGAAGGTCGCCAAGGGCGAACTGGAGAAGATCAGCAAGCTGTTCCATGTGGACTTCACACTGAAGACCAACAAGCGCCCGGGCGAGGTCAAGGCCCACGACTTCCCGCGCTGCTGCGAGAACGGAACTAAGGAGCAGCCGGTGTGCGATGCCTGCAAGGTCGAAATGGCTGAGCTGCAAGGGCGCCTTGTGCACCCGGTCGCGCCTGAAGGGGATGCCGCATGAAGCACTACGAGCTCACTGCCGGCGTCTGCAGCACCTTCGAACAGGCCATTCGCTTCGCCGACTGGTGCGAGAGCAGGCCTACCGCTCCGAACTTCCATGACGTGATGCACCAGTTCGGCGTGTCACGCGCTACGGCCTACAACTGGCTCGCCGCATGGCACGCCGCTCGCGGGACTCACGCTATCCCCATGAGGAAAGCCGCATGACCCCGCGCTGCGCCCACTGCTACAACACCCTCACGCAAGACGAGGCAGACCTTCTCGGCAACAACTGCGAATGCTGCGAGGAAAAGTTGCGTCGCCGCTGGGATGACCGCTACGCCGCGCAACCTTCGAAGTTCGCCCAGCGCGTCGCCATTGTTCTGGCCATTGCGATCATCTTCGCCTGCGTGGTGGGGATGAATAAGTTGGGGGGTGGGTGATGGGTTTTCGCATTTATACGGCTGACTGCCGCGAACTTGTCAGAACCTTTCCGTCACAAAGCATCGACGCGATCGTCACCGATCCGCCCTACGGCATTGGCTTCATGGGCAAGGACTGGGATCACGGAGTCCCTGGCGTGGAGTTCTGGGCTGAATTCCTGCGCGTGGCCAAGCCTGGCGCGCATCTGATCGCTTTCGGCGGCAGCCGCACCTATCACCGCATGGCGTGCGCGATCGAGGACGCGGGCTGGGAAGTGCGCGACTGCATCATGTGGATCTATGGCAGCGGCTTCCCCAAGTCCAAGAACGGCCGCTGGGGCGGTACGGCACTCAAGCCGGCACACGAACCGATCGTCGTCGCGCGAAAGCCGCTGATCGGAACGGTCGAGGCCAACCATGCATGTTTCGGCACGGGCGCTCTGAATATTGACGGGTGTCGAGTCCCGACGACCGATCACTTAGGCGGTGGCGCCTACTCTGAACAAGGCAACCGATCAGTTTCCCCGTCGCTTAGTCCCAGTGGCATGAACCGTGCTGGCGCGACTGCTGGGAAGTACATGCAGCCGGAAGGCCGATGGCCGGCCAACGTCATCCACGACGGCAGCGCGGAGGTCCTGGGCGCATTTCCCCAAGCCCCTGGCCAGATCGCCCGCGCGAAGAACGATGGCCAAGTCAGCGGCAACAAGGTGTTGGGCACGCTCCGCAACGTCACGACGAATCCAGACGCACGGAGCGATACCGGAAGCGCCGCGCGTTTCTTCTATTGCGCCAAAGCGACGAGAAAGGACCACAACGACGGCTGCGACGGGTTACCTTTGCGCAAGTCAGGCATGATCTCAAACACGTCCGGTCAACACATCACGCGCCGCAACGGCGGCGCGCCAGCGCCAGCGGAAAACAATCACCCCACCGTGAAGCCAACCGAGCTGATGCGCTACCTGTGTCGGCTCGTGACGCCTGCCGGAGGGACCGTGCTCGACCCTTTCATGGGTTCGGGCAGTACCGGTCGTGGCGCATTGCTTGAAGGTTTTGACTTCATCGGGATCGAGCAGGATCCCGAATATACAGCGATAGCTGAAGCGCGTATCCGAAAGACCGCTTACTCGGAGGCCGCATGACCGCCCAAATCGTCAATAGCGCCGAATCGCTCCAGCGCGTGCTGGGCGATATCCGGCAGCTCTGGAATGAGCACAAGTTCCTCCGGCTGAATATCAAGACGGGCAAGGACCGGAGCCGCGATCAGAATGCGATCAGCCATGCCTGGTACGAGCAGATCGCCCGCGAGCTGCGAGAAGACTCGCCCGAGGGCGTGAAGTGCGAGTGCAAGCTCCGATTCGGCGTGCCGATCCTCCGCGCGTCCGATGACGACTTCCGCGAGATGTACGACACCGCCATCCGTGGCCACCTGAGCTACGAGCAGAAGCTGAAAGCGATGCGTTTCCTTCCGGTGACATCCCTTATGACCGTCAAGCAGCTCAGCCAGTACCTGGAAGACATGCAGCGGGAGTTCGCTAAGCGGGGCGTGATGTTGGAGTTTCCGGAAGAGGGGAAGGTCTAATGAGGGCCTCACGACCGAAGATGACGCCAGCGCGCCGCGCCGCCCAGGGCCAGCCGTGTCTGATCCGCTTGCCAGGATGCGACGGTGGCGGCGAGACGACATGCCTATGTCACTACCGCCTGTCCGGTTACAGCGGCGCTGGACTCAAGCCGCCGGATTCGATGGGCGAACTGGGATGCAACTCGTGCCACGCCATCGTGGATGGACGCGCGCCGCTGCCTGAAGGGTATACGCGCGAGGGCGTCAGGCTGGCACACGCCGAGGGCGTTATGCGTACTCAGGAGCTGATGCGGGGGCTTGCGGCATGAAGGTTCTGCATGAGTTGTTCTTGCCTTGGCCTGACCGATCCTTGCACCCGAACGCTCGAGTTCATTGGTCACGCCGCGCCGCGGCAGCCAAGGCGGCGAGAATGGCGGGATTCGTTCTGGCGCGCGAGGCCGGGTGGCGCAAGCTAAATCTTGGCGATGGTCACGTGCATGTTCACATCGACGGCTATCCCGCTGACCGACGCCGGAGAGACGCAGATGGGCTGCTCAGCTCGCTCAAATCGGCGCTCGACGGAATCGCGGACTCTCTGAACATCGACGACCGCCGATTCATTCCACACCCACGCATGCGTGATGAAGTGCGGAAGGGCGGCCAAGTGCGGATAACAATCTGCACGGAGTCCGCATGAATGCCCGTCTATCACCACTTGGCGCACGCGCTGCGGATCCTGAAGTTGCCCGGCAACCAGTGGATGGCCGAGCTGGACAAGCTCTCACCGGAAGCTCGAGCGGAATGCGAGCCGTGGTTGAGAGGGCAGGCCAAGCGCCTACGGAACCGGCGGCCATCCGCATCGCTATCCGCGCCCTCAGTGACGACGAACTCGCCCACGAGGCGAAGGTGATGCGGCAAAAGGCCAGCTACGCCCAGGGAATGGCCGCCAGGCTCGACCGGGAAATCAAACGCAGGCGGAACTGTCTCCGCCGCGCCGTTACAAAAGCGAACGAGGGGAAGTGACCATGAGGAAGGCAACCACGCTCGAAACCAGGCTTGCCGAGTGGGGCAGGGAATACGGCGGCGGCCGGCACGAGAACATCGGCTGGCAGGGTATTTCCCCGCTTTCCACGCTGATGAAGTACCACGGCCGGGCACCGCAGGGCCTGAACCCGTCGCGGCTTGAGGTCAACGGAGCCGCAGACGAAGTAGAAATTGCCGTGCGAGCCTTGCAAGCGCAGAACAAGGGATACGTCCCCGCATGCGTGTTGCGTTGCGAGTACATGGCGACGACATACACCCGTGAAGAGAAGATCCGTAGCGTCCGAAAGATCGGCGGCAGCATCGACAGTTCGCGCTACAGCCAGCACCTACGCATGGCCAAGATCCACGTTGCTGCGTGGCTTCGAATCCCATTCGACGAGCCGCTGGAAGAGAGCGAGCGCGTGGCGATGATGGAATATCTGATCGCCTGTTGATTTATAAATTGATTCCGTAGATTCTGGCAACGTCAAACTCGACCCCTATATAAAAGCCCTGCTACTCGGCGGGGCTTTTTCGTTTCCGCGAGCCTGGTCTAACGGCAAGGCGCGGCCCTTCCAAGGCCGAAGATGTGGGTTCAAGTCCCACGGCTCGCTCCACTCCCGGAATCCCCATGCGATCGATTCTCCACTGGTTCTTCAAGCCGGTGCTGGATCGACTTGCCCTATTGGAGTCACGCGTCATGTCCGCAAGCGAAGATCTCGTCAACAACGTCGCCGCCCTCAAGACGGCTGTCGCCAACGAACTCACCGCCATCTCGGCCAAGCTGTCCGCAGCGCTGCCCGACGACCCGAACGTGGTTGCGGCCAATGCCGACATCCAGGCGCTGATCGAGCAGCTGAACGCCGAGACTGCATCGCTCGAGCCTGCGCCGGCCCCCGCCGCCGATGGCACCGAGCAGCCGGCGCAGTAAATGCTGCCCAGTCAGAACGCCATCAACCTCGTGAAGGAGTCCGAGGGCTTGCGCCTATCGGCCTATCGCGATGTCGGTGGCGTTCCGACCATCGGCTATGGCCACACGGCCGGCGTGCAGATGGGTCAGGCCATTGATCAGGCCCAGGCCGACCAGTTCCTGGCCGATGATCTCGATATTGCCGTCGGCCATGTCGAACAACTCGTATCCGTCCCGCTCACGCAGGGCCAGTTCGACGCCCTGACGGACTTCGTGTTCAACCTCGGTTTCGCGCGGCTGCGCGATTCCACGTTGTTGCGTGTCCTCAACCGTGGCGACTACGCCGCGGCCGCACAGCAGTTCAAGTTCTGGGTTATGGCCGCTGGGCAAGTCATGCCCGGATTGGTGAAGCGCAGGGCCGCTGAAACGGCTCTCTTCCTTTCCGACTCGGTGACCACGTGACGGCCCCTGAACCTATGGACCTTCAATCCACTCCCGATGGTCACCTCCACTTCCGCCTCGGCCCGATCGAGCGCTGGACGGTAATGGGCGCGGTGGCGCTGCTCGTGTTCCTTCTCGGTTGGGTGTTCCGCAACTTCGACAGCCGTCTGGAGACGCAGGCCGACACCATGAACAAGGTGGTTACGGCCCAGGCAGTGACGAACGCCCAGCTGTCGACGCTCTCGCAGCAGCTGGCCGACGTCCCTGGACTGACGCGCCAGATCGCCGAGATTAAGGTTCAGACGGACCGGAACACCCAAGACATCCATGAGCTTCAGAGCGTCCAGAGGTTGAAATGAAGCTCGTCAGTCATGCACGTCTCTGGCACAAGCTCTGGAGCATCCGACTCGGCATCGCTACGGCCGCCATGAAGGGCGCCGACGTCGCGTACCGGAACATGCACGCCGACTGGGCCGCTCACTTGCCGACTTGGTTGCTGGGAGGACTCGGGTACGCATCGCTGATGACGGGTATGGCGGCCACGGTCTCCGTGGTGGTCAAGCAGGCCAACCTTGACGCCCCCAGCACGCCGCCACCGACCGTTCCCGAGCCGGAGGCCAAGTGACCATCCCGTTGCGGTTCTACGCGTACGGTCTGCTCTTGCTGCTTCTGGTCGGTCTTGGCTGGTACGGCTATGACAAGGTAGTCGACCACGGACGCGCGCTGCAGGCGGCCGACGATAAGACCGAGATCGACAACGCGCATACCGAGCGTGACAACGCCAATGCTCAGAAGGACGCTTCGGCTCAGGCGCTGGCCCAGGTGAACGCCAATAGCGCCCTTGAGGCACAGAAGGCCGCGATCCAGAAGGGTCAGGCCGAGGCCGCTGTCGAGCAGCTGAGCAAGGACAAGGCAAGCGCCCAGTCCGATGCCGCCGCTTGGCAGGCCAAATTCAAACAGGCATCCACCACCACGGCATGCGCAGGCACGCTGAAGGAGGAACTATGCCCCGCACTGAGCGACTACTGATGGTCAGGCAATGGATCATCCGGACGCTGCTGTTGCTTTTGCTGTGTGCCGTGCTGCTAGCTCAGTTCGGCTGCGCCCAGCAAGTCAAACCGGCCGCACCGGTGACACCCACGGTCGTGACCCAGACGGTGACGCAGTACGTGTCCGTCCCGGCCGACCTGACCACGGCATGCCCGATCGAGCAGCCGCAGTCCCGTACGGTGTCCGAGGCGGTAAGGGTGGCCAGGGCTCGTAAGGACGCCTTGGTGGCGTGCAACAAACAGTTGGACGCGATTCGTAGCCTTGGCGGCCAGCGCTGAGTAAGATTGGGGAAGACGCCAAGAGGTAGGAGACATTCCATGTCTTGCGAGCAGGTGATAGGGCCGGGAGAAAGCGTAAAAGTCGACGTGTCAGATCGAGGCACTCCGCTCGATGGGGCCAATTCGGTCATCATCACCAAACGGCAGGATGGCTCGATCGTCGTTAGCGCCGTGCGCAGTGATGAAGTCGGAATCTCCATAGCCTGCGTTGGGATGGAAGGAGGTGGCGGAGGTGTTGCCCGGCCTTTCGATATTCCAAACGATTACGTACCGACTCCCGATGATAAGTATCGGCTGGTCGCATTTGGTGCGGGCGGCCCGCCGAAGTCCCAATGAACCGCCGGACTGAATATTGAGGCCGCCTTCGGGCGGCTTCTTCTTTTGGCGGTTTGAAAAAGAATCAAAGGAATCAAACGATGCGCGGCGGCAAGCGCCCGAACGCAGGGCGTAAGGCGGGTTCAGCCAATAAGGCCAGCGCCGCCCGCGAGAAGGCTGTTCGTGAATCCGGGGAGACTCCCCTCGATTACCTGCTGAGCGTGATGCGCAGCAAAGCCACGCCGGAGGCCATGCGGCTGGACGCGGCAAAGGCTGCTGCCCCCTATGTGCATCCGAAGCTTTCGTCGGTCGAGTTGAAGGGTGACCCGGAGAATCCAGTCGAGCAGCGAGTGACGGTGGTGGATGAAAAGCAAGTCGCTGCCGCAGTCGCAAAGGTCGAGTCAGAGTACTGAGCTGACGCTCGAACAGGCGGTCATCAAGGCGAAGTGCGAGAAAGACCACCTGTTCTTCACCCGGTACTTCTTCAAGCACCGCCAGAGCATCAAGTTCAGGGTCAACTGGCACCACAAGCTGATCTGCAACGTGATTGAGGCCGTGCTCACTGAGCCGGGCATCAACTACGTGGTGAACGTTCCGCCCGGATCGTCGAAGACGGAATTGGTGGCGATCAACCTGATTGCGCGGGGCTTAGCGCTGAACCACCGGGCGCGCTTCCTGCACATCAGTTATTCGGACGACCTAGCTCTCCTGAACTCGGAGACAGCTAAGGAGATCGTGCAGTCGGACGAGTACCAGCAGCTTTGGCCGCTGGCGATCGCGGACGACGCGAAGAGTAAGAAGCGCTGGAACGTAGTGGTGGATGGAAAGAAGGCAGGCGGCGTTTATGCTGTCTCGCTGGGCGGCCAGATCACCGGCTTCCGCGCAGGCCACATGGCCGAGGGATTCCAGGGCGCCATCATCATCGACGATCCGTTGAAGGTCGAAGACGCCTACAGCAAGACCAATAGGGACAAGGCAAATCGCAAGCTGCTGTCCACGGTGAAGAGCCGAAAGGCCAACCCGGACACGCCGATTGTGGTGATCATGCAGCGCCTCGCTGAGGAAGACCCCACAGGCTTCATCAAGTCGGGGAAGCTTCCCGGCGAGTGGCGCTTCGTTGAAATACCCGCTCTGATCACTGACACCTACGTTGCAGCGCTGCCTGAGCAGCTGCGCGACGAGGTGGAGGATTCGCCGCGGGACGAGGACGGTCGTTTCAGCTACTGGCCATACAAAGAGCCGCTGGACGACATGCTCGCGTTGGAGCGTGCCGACCGGTACGTCTTCAGCGGGCAGTACATGCAGCGCCCCAGCCCACTCGGCGGCGGCATCATCCAAAGCGCCAGGTTTGGCCGCTACCAGGTGGTGCCGGAGCTGGCGAAGCGGATCATCTACGCCGACACAGCGCAGAAGACCAAGGAACGAAACGACTACAGCGTCTTCCAGTGCTGGGGTCTTGGAAAGTTTGGTGGCATCTACCTGCTGGATCAGATCCGCGGCAAGTGGGAAGCGCCGCAGCTGAAACGGCAGGCCATAGACTTCTGGAACAAGCATCTCGCCTGGGGCGCGCCTCATGGCTCGGCCCTGGTGAAGATGAGGGTGGAGGACAAGGCCAGCGGCACCGGCTTGATTCAGGACATCCGCGCCGACGGCGCTATCCCGATTGAAGGCATCGAGCGAGATAGGGACAAGCTGACGCGCGTCATGGACGTGGTGAGCTACATCGACTCGGGGTATGTGCACATCCCGGAATCGGCACCTTGGGTAAGTGACTTCACCCAAGAGTGCGACGCCTTCACGGCGGACGACACACACGCGCATGACGACCAGATCGATCCCATGGTGGATGCGATCACTGATCTTCTCGGCTCGGGCCGGGTACTCAACATCTGGACAAAACTGGCCTCATGAGTAAGAACCGGCAGCGACGACAGCAAGCCGCGCAGGTTCAGGCGCAGGCGCAAGCCGGGTCCGGAAAGCGCTTCATGGTGGGCGATAGCTTCGCCAACTTCGAATCGCGCGTTGGCATCGGCACGAACAATCAGTCGTCGGCATCGAGCTACCAGTTCGACTACATCAGCCGCAACCGCGTGCAGATGGAGGCGATGTATCGATCGAGCTGGGTGGTAGGCCAAGCGGTAGATGTTGTCGCCGAGGACATGACGCGTGCAGGCATCGACCTGAACTCGTCGCTCAAGCCGGAACAACAGACGCAGATCATGTCCGCGTTCGAACGGCTCAGGCTGTGGGACGCGCTGTGCGACAACACCAAGTGGGCTCGCCTGTATGGCGGCTCCATCGCGGTGATGCTGATCGATGGCCAGAAGCTGGACACGCCACTTAACCTGGATTCGATCGGCCAGGGCCAGTTCAAGGGCATCCTGGTGCTGGACCGCTGGCTGGTGCAGCCGACATTGCACTTGCTGGTGCAGGAATATGGCCCGGACTTCGGCCTGCCGAAGTTCTATGACGTGGTGGCAGACGCCATGGCGCTGACACGCCAGCGGATCCACTACAGTCGCGTTATCCGCATGGATGGCGTGGACTTGCCGTACTGGCAGAAGATCGCCGAGAACCTGTGGGGCCAGTCAGTCATCGAGCGCCTGTTCGATCGCCTGGTGGCGTTCGACAGCACGACCCAGGGTGCGGCGCAGCTGGTCTATAAGGCCCATCTGCGCACGATCAGCGTGGAAGGGCTCCGCGACATCATTGCCATGGGCGGCCCTCCGATGGAGGCGCTCGGTAAGAACATCGACATGATCCGTCGCTTTCAGAGCAACGAGGGCATGACGATCATTGATGCGAAGGACAAGTTCGAGGCGCATCAGTACGCGTTCTCTGGCCTGTCCGACATGATGTTGCAGTTCGGCCAGCAGTTGTCGGGCGCGCTGCAGATCCCGCTGGTACGCCTGTTCGGCCAGTCACCGGCAGGGCTCAACTCGACCGGCGACGGCGAGATGAAGCAGTACCACGAGAACATTGCCCAGCAGCAGGAACGCCGGCTCCGTCCTGGCGTGACCAAGCTGTTGGACGTGGTGTGTCGATCAGAACTTGGCATGGCGCCGCCGGACGATTTCACGTTCGAGTTCAACTCGCTCGAGCAGATGTCGGATGGCGACAAGGCCGACATCAACCAGAAGACCACAGCCGCTGTCCTGGACGCCTACGACGCCGGCCTGATCAGCCAGAAGACCGCCCTGCAGGAGCTGAAGCAGTCAAGCGAGGTCACTGGCATCTGGACGAACGTCACCGACGACCTGATCAACGAGGCAGAAGATGCTCTTCCGGACCCCACTGAAGCGGCTCCGGACGACGGATCGACGCAAGAACCGGAGGAAGGTGCGAAGCCGGAAAGCGGAGATCCAGTACGCCGCGCAGCTTAGGCGCGTAGCGCAGCAGGTAGGGCATCTGATCGATGCCTTCCCTGCCGGTGATCCATCGGCGGTTCCGACGATCACCGACATGATGCAGAAGTACTCCGAGGCACTCACGGGCTGGGCGACACGCACGGCCACGCGGATGCTGACGGAGGTGGATGCCAGGGACCGGCAGTCCTGGTCTGACCTCGCCGCGGAGATGTCGCGCGAGCTTCGACGGGAGATTCAGACGGCCCCCACCGGTGAGCTGTTTCAGGCACTGCTGGCTGAGCAAGTCACGCTGATCAAGTCGCTTCCCCTGGAGGCGGCGCAGCGGGTGCACGAACTGACGATCAAGGGCCTGGAGGATTCGACCCGGGCCAGCGAGTTCGCCAAGGAGATCGCACGATCGGGTGAGGTGGCCACGAGCCGCGCCAACCTGATCGCACGGACTGAGGTGGCCCGTACGGCCTCCACGCTGACCCAGGCGCGCGCTGAGCACGTCGGCTCGACCGGGTACATATGGCGGACTTCCGGTGATTCGGATGTCCGCCATAGCCACAAGCAAATGAACGGGAAGTTCGTCCGGTGGGATTCCCCGCCGACGCTTTCCGATGGCACGACCACGCATGCCGGGCAGATATACAACTGCCGGTGCTACCCAGAGCCGGTGCTTCCGGAGTGAAAAGAAGTCATGCAAACGATTCAGGTGATCGCCGTATCCCGCCTACGGCATGGGGCATACACGTTCCTTCTTCTCGTGAACGCGTTCCGAAAAATTGCTGGTCTACCCATTTGGGTGCCTGACTGGGCGATTGTCACGACGGTGAAGACTCGTGGCGTTTAAGAAAGGCACCACCGACTTCGACGGCGCAGGTCACTCGCGCTACTACACGGTGGCCAAGCTTGGCGAGAAGCGTTCGCTGACGCCTGAGGGCTATCTGCTCTGCCTGGACGTGCCGGTGGCGCGTACGGGCGAGATGCTATACGCGGAAGGCGAGATTGCGGGTGAGGATGGCGAGTCGATCGCTGGTGGACCAGACAAGCTGATCCGCGTGTCGCGGGGTCCGGAAGACCTGTTCCGCCCGGAGACTATCGCCAGCTTCGAGGGTAAGCCAGTCACGCTCGGCCATCCGGACGAGTTCGTCACCCCGGACAACATCAAACAGCACGCCGTCGGGACGATGTCCAACGTGCGGCGCGGCTCAGGCATTGAGGATGACCTCATGTTCGCCGATCTGCTCATCACTGATCGAGCAGCCATCGACGCCATCCAGAAAGACGGCATCGAAGAAGTAAGCAACGGCTACGAAGCCGATTACGAACAGCAGCAACCGGGGCGCGCGGCACAGCGCAACATCCTAGGCAACCACGTCGCACTGGTTGAACGAGGCCGTTGCGGCCCGCGGTGCGCAATCGGAGATCAAGACATGCCTGTACTGAAGAAGAAGTCGTGGAAGGACCGCCTGATGGCGGCGCTCAAGACCGGCGACGAGAAGGAGGTCGAGAAGATCGCCTCCGAGGTCAAGGACGAAGACGAGGGCGACGACAAGGACAAGGACAAGGACAAGGGCACCGAGGACAGCCTCAAGCAGGTTCTCGACAAGCTCACCGCCATGGATGCCGACCTTCAGGAGCTGAAGAAGAAGGTCGAGGACGACGATGGTGACGGTGATGACGACGACGATGGTGACGAAACCATGGACACCGTCATCGGCGCCGAGACCGCTGGCAAGCTGAGCGATGCCGGTGTGAAGCTCTACACGGGCGACAGCGCCAAGAACATCCCGGCCCTGGCCGAGATCCTCGCGCCAGGCACCAAGATCCCGACCTTCGACGCCAAGACCACGGACGCGCAGCGCGCCCTGTCGCTGTGCAAGTGCCAGCGCAAGGCCCTGGATGCGGCCTACCAGACCGACGCCGGAAAGGAAGCGATCACGCCGTTCCTTGGTGGTCACACCGCGGACTTCGGCAGGCTTCCGCTGGCCATGCTCAATGCCGCCTTCATCGGCGCCGCCAACGTGATGCGCGCCAAGAACAACGACGGCACTCACCGCGTCAACCTTTCCACCAAGGACTTCGGTCGTCAGTCTTCCGTGTCCGACATCAACGCTCGCAATCGCGAGTTCTACTCCAAGCG